TAGTAGTAGACTCCGCAAGAAGAAGCAAAAAGTTAAAGAGAGAATATAAAATGGAAGGGTGGTTGTTGATCTTCTGTGGAGTACTTACTACTATGGTGTCAGCACTCCCGAAAGCAGTCTATGAGCTTAAGATGGAATGTCCACATACCGTTGGTCTAGGACAAGGCTATATAGCTGGCTCAGTTGAATTAGGGTTTATAAGTCTTTCCCGGGTTTCTGAGATAAAGGTTGAAAGCTCTTGCAACTTTGATCTGCATATGACCTCATCCCAACAACAGACATACACACAAGTTAATTGGGCGAAGAAAAGCACAACTACAGAAACAACTAATGCAGGTGCTACAACGTTTGAGGCAACATCGAAAAGTACAAATCTACGTGGAACTTGTGTGTTATCATCTGATCTGTTTGACACATATAAAAAGGTAAAAAAGACTGTTCTATGCTATGATCTTTCATGCAATCAGACACATTGCCAGCCAACAGTCCATTTACTTGCACCAGTGATTACATGTATGAGTATACGAAATTGCATGGTAAGCATCCTCGAGAATCGAATTCAAATATCATATGAGAAGACTCACTGTGTCACTGGTCAGCTAGTTGAGGGGCAATGCTTCAATCCCACCCACACCATGACTCTAACTCAACCTGCACATACTTATGACACTGTTACCCTTCCTGTATTATGTTTCCTTTCAGCAAAAAAATCTGATCAGATGAAAATAGTTAATACTTTTGAGGGGATCCTTCAAAAAAATGACTGCACTACAAACAACTTCCAGGATTCTTATGTTTGCTTTATAGGGAAGAATTCTGAACCACTAATTGTCCCAGCTCTGGAAGATATCAGATCAGCTGAAATTGTAAGTAGAATCATCATGCACCCGAGAGGGGAAGATCATGATCCAGACAAAGCTGGACAAGGCATACTAAGGATAGCAGGGCCTATAAAGGCTAAAGTCCCACAGACTGAAACAAGTGAAACTATGCAAGGGATTGCTTTTGCAGGTGTCCCAATGTACAGTTCTTTATCGACGCTAGTAAAAAAGGTTGAACCCGAGTATGTTTTCAGTCCTGGGATCCTACCTGAGTCAAATCAGAGCCAGTGTGACAAGAAAACCCTTCCCTTAACATGGACTGGATACCTCCCTATATCAGGTGAGATGGAAAAAATCACAGGATGCACTGTCTTTTGCACACTGGCAGGTCCAGGTGCAAGCTGTGAGGCTTATTCTGAGAATGGGATATTTAACATTAGTTCACCAACATGTCTTGTGAATAAGGTTCAAAAATTCAAAGGTTCAGAACAGAAAGTTAACTTTATATGCCAAAGGGTGGATCAAGATGTTGTTGTCTATTGTAATGGGCAAAAAAAGGTGATTTTAACCAAGACACTTGTAATAGGACAATGTATCTATACATTCACTAGTTTATTCTCCCTCGCACCCAGTGTGGCACATTCATTGGCTGTCGAGCTCTGTGTTCCTGGACTACATGGTTGGGCAACTGTTGCGCTAGTTGTGACATTTTGTTTTGGGTGGCTTCTGATTCCAGCAGTAACCCTTATTATCTTAAAAATCTTAAGGGTTTGTACATACTCATGCTCCCATTATTCTAATGAATCAAAGTTCAAGATCATACTAGAAAAGGTGAAAATTGAATACCAGAAGACCATGGGTTCAATGGTGTGTGATATCTGTCACCATGAATGTGAAACAGTCAAGGAGCTTGAAACCCACAAAAAAAGTTGTTGTGACGGGCAGTGCCCATATTGTATGACTTTAACAGAAGCCACGGAAAGTGCATTGCAGGCTCACTTTGCTGTCTGTAAGCTAACGGGCAGATTTCAAGAGGCATTAAAGAAGTCATTAAAAAAACCAGAGGTGAAGAAAGGCTGCTACAGGACTTTAGGGGTCTTCAGGTATAAAAGTAGGTGTTATGTGGGTTTAGTATGGGGTATTCTTCTAACATTTGAAATTGTTGTCTGGGCAGCAAGCGCAGAGACTCCTCAAACTGAAGCAGGTTGGTCTGATACTGCTCACGGTGTAGGTGTGATCCCAATGAAGACAGACCTAGAGCTTGATTTTTCATTACCATCATCATCTTCTTACAGTTACAGAAGAAAATTGATTAATCCAGCAAACCATGAAGAAACTATTCCTTTTCACTTTCAACTTGATCAGCAAGTTATTCATGCTGAAATTCAGACATTAGGTCATTGGATGGATGCAACATTTAATATCAAAACTGCCTTTCATTGTTATGGGGCCTGTAACAAATATTCATACCCCTGGCAAACTGCCAAATGCTTCTTTGAGAAGGATTATCAGTATGAGACAGGATGGGCTTGCAACCCAGGGGATTGCCCTGGGGTTGGCACAGGCTGTACAGCGTGTGGTGTTTACCTGGATAAGTTAAAATCAATAGGAAAGGCCTATAAAGTAATCTCACTAAGATATACTCGTAAAGTGTGCATACAGCTGGGTACAGAACAGACATGCAAACATATTGACGCAAATGACTGCCTTGTTACCCCGTCTGTAAAAGTCTGCATGATCGGGACAGTCTCAAAATTGCAGCCTGCTGACACACTGCTCTTTCTTGGGCCCCTTGAGCAGGGCGGTATTATTCTGAAGCAGTGGTGTACAACCTCTTGTGCCTTTGGTGATCCTGGCGATATTATGGCTACTACTGCAGGAATGCGGTGTCCAGAACACACAGGTTCGTTTAGAAAAATCTGCGGGTTTGCCACTACACCAGTATGTGAGTATCAAGGCAATACTGTGTCAGGATATCAAAGGCTTATGGCAACAAAGGATTCATTTCAATCATTCAACTTAAGCAATCCTCATCTGACAGCCAACAACCTAGAATGGACGGATCCTGATGGAGCTACAAAAGATCATGTTAATTTGGTATTAAATAGAGATGTTTCATTCCAGGATCTAAGTGATAACCCATGTAAGGTAGACCTTCATACACAGTCTATAGAGGGTGCATGGGGTTCTGGTGTAGGGTTTACATTAACTTGCAATGTTGGATTAACAGAATGCCCAAGCTTTCTTACATCTATTAAAGCTTGTGATCTGGCTATGTGTTATGGATCAGCTGTAGTTACACTCACTAGGGGTTCTAACACGATTAAAGTAGTTGGAAAAGGTGGGCACTCAGGTTCTGCATTTAAGTGCTGTCATGACACTGATTGTTCGAATGAAGGTTTACTTGCATCTGCACCACATCTAGAAAGGGTAACAGGTTTTAATCAAATTGACTCAGATAAGGTATATGATGATGGTGCTCCTCCTTGTACAGTTAAATGTTGGTTTGCAAAATCTGGAGAATGGCTTTTCGGGATATTAAATGGCAATTGGATTGTGGTAGCAGTACTTGTTGTCATCTTGATCATTTCGATCATACTCTTTAGTTTTCTTTGTCCTCGTAGGGTTCATAAGAAAAGTGTGTAAGTAAATATGGGATTTGGCTACACTTGTAATACCTTAAGTGCTTAAATATATACAAGCTTTGTTTATATATATGCTGACTGAGTGTTTAACACCTAATAACTATATTAATATATTCTTTTATATACTAACCCTTAATTGTGAAAAAAAACAAAATCTTCACTAACATATAATTCAGTTTTCTCTTACCGAGGCTTTTGTTCCTGCGGAGCATACTACTA